TGGCAAGCTTACGTTTAGTGATAGATGCTTTTCTACGTCTTTGCTCAACTTCTATTCTCTTCTTTAGACCCATGTGTGATATGTAGCGGTCTGCTTCTTTACTCAACCATTGTGCTACTGCTCTGTAACTATACTGCTTGAGGTGTCGTTTTGCAAGCTCTAATGCATCTAACTCATGTTCTATGGGTACAAGTAATCTGTCATTGTCAGGATCTAGTTCATAACCAAACGGTATCTTCTTAGTTAGCCTGACAATCTTGTGCCATTGTTTGTTGTGTATCTTAGGCGGTTTGGGTAATTGCCAAAAGCCTAACTCTCTTTGTGGTATTATTCGTTTGTACCTTCTTTTGGTGGTAGGTAGAAGATGCCACCACCGCTAGTAACATCTACTTTGTCTACCTTACCAAGTCCTGCTCTATCAAGCAAGTCTTTTGCTGCTACCATCTTCTCTTTAATGCCTAGCTCTGTAGGATCGTATAACGCACCAACCATAGCCATAGCAGCTTTAGGTGCAGTACGTGCAAAATATGTACGAGTCTTCTCACCAATCTCATCTTTTAAAGATTCAACAATCGTTGCAGTGTTACTGTTATCACCGTAACCTGCCAACTTCTTAGCAGCGACAACATCACCGCCAGCTTCATCAAATAGTACATCTAAGAATCTTTGTTGTTTATCTGTTAGATTCCTCGCCATATATTGCATTCCTTATTTGTGATCTACCAAGTCCTAGATCGTTTAGTTGTCTGTCATCCAACATGTGTAGCATTCTAAAGTCTGCACGTTTTTGTTGTCTGACTACGTGGGCTTTCCACATCTTTCTTAGTAAGTTTTTCATAGCACTATCTCCTTTGTTTGTGTGCGGAGATAGTTATACTCAAAGTTAGGTCAAGTAGTAGTACCTATTATTGCATATCCGTTATGTTGGTTGGAAGTGTTCCTCACCTGATAGTATTACATGAAAGTCAGAACTGCTTTCTTCAAATCCTATAATCTTATCACCTGGAGATAGTGCAAGATATGAACCACCGTCTACAACTTCTTCAGTTCCATTACCTGCTACGCTGTGTGCATCAATTACAAAATGATACGTAGTAGTAGCTGCTTCATACCACTGTAAGCTGTACTTCTTTGTACTAGCTGATCCACTGGATACATGCATAAAAGTAATTAAACTGACAAAGTTATTAGGACAAGTGTATATAACATCACCACTTGCCCCACCTGCTGTAGCAGATAAGTCTTTAGCTTTTGTAAAATATTTAGCAGTATCTGAAAATGCCATTTACTCTATCTCTTGCCGCCTTTTGCGCCACCTTTAGATTTCATTTTTAATGGATTTGCTGGTCCTGCTAAAAAGCCACCTCTTGAAAAGGCTTTCTTTTTCATAGCCATACCGCCACTGTACATAAAGCCCATTTGATTACGTACTTTTTTAGGTAAGTTTGCTGCACCTTTGTTTGGTGCTGGTTTTAATCCACCTGCAGAATAGCCTTTCTTTTTCATACCGCCCTTGGCGTAGCCTTTTTTCATCATGCCACCCATTGCGTAACCTTTTTTCTTCATCATTGTTCTTCGTCCTCGCTGTAAAGATTGTTGAAAACTCGTTGCGTATCCCATACATAGTCTACGTTTTCTTTAGAGTTAAACATATGTTGATTCGGTTTAAAGTCTGGCGCACCTTCACCAGTTTCAAACCAAGCTGGGTGAGTTACTCTCACTCTATTATTGGGCAACGCAACCATGTTACCAGTGTATTCTCCTGCATCTAGTAGTTCTAATACATGAGATTGTTTGTGCTGCGCTGGGTCATCAGCGACTTCGTTATCTGTGTAGTCTACCGTAAAGTAATACTTTGCTGGGTAGAACTCGCCATCTACTTTAGCTATCCAAGGCGCTGGGCTTGCTCTCTCTAGTTTGTATACAGAGTGTGTATGTGACATACAATCCCAGGGCTGTGCTAAATATGGTGGTAACTCTTCAGGCCATTGCTCTAAGGGTGTATCAGCTACTAGTGCAGTCAAAGGCATTCTAGCCCACATAGCACCACCATGTACATTTTCTGAGTCATCAAAGTCTGATTCACATCCTGTGAAGATTACTTGGAAGCTCAGTGTTCTGTTAGGCATTGTAGTAACGCCAATAACCATAGCATGTAGAAAGTCGCCATGATGTTCTTCTAAGTTCTTAGTGTATTCTCTACGTACCCACGCTTTGAAGTACGGTATGCTGCTCGTGAGGAATGACATATATTATCCTTTTCATTATGTTCTTTTCCTCCCAGATGCTGTTACAGACCATTTAACTTTTTTAGGTCCAGTCTTCTTTGCTGCTTCGGCTTTACTAATCCTACCAGCTACCTTTGCTGGCCTACAAGCAGGGTATGGTCTGCTCTTGTCTTTTACACTTTTTCTTCCGCACTCTTTGCCTGTCTTTACGTCACGCCAGTCTTCCTTGAACCACTTAGTTAGTCCACCTTCAGCAAAACTTCTACGACTTTCTAGTACGTGTCTTGACTTGTGCAACTGAACCTCCCTTACTGTAAGTACCCCCACGTTTTTTGTAGGTCTTAACTAACCATGCACTACCATATGCGCTAGGCCACTTAAACTTTTTCTTAGCTTCTGACTTTACTCTAGAGTATAGAGCTTTGTTTGTTGGTGTTGCCATCTTACCAAGCCTTACAAGACCAGTAACGTGCAGTGAACTTATCTTTAGCTGTATCACAGTTGTGTCTAGCACGAAAGTTTGCACGTCTTCCTGGTATGTTTTTCTTTATAGTCATGTCAGGGTCCCCGAAGCGAACTACCTTTACTTCGCTGCCTTTCTTAGCAAGTACAGCAGACTTCTTAGACTCGCCAGGAGTCTTCTTTGGTTTGTTATATCCTGGGTATGTTTCACCCCTATACTTTAGCTTACCACTAGGTAAACGTTCTACATCTTTAGTTGTAGCCATTATGAAACACTTTCTCCACAGGTACAGCGTTTACCGAATAGCTTCCTAAAGGGGGTTTTCAACCATACTATCATACGCTTTCCAAATGTCGTCAATCTCTGTTTGAATAACATCTAACTTATCTCCTATAGTATCCGTTATTGTAGTCGCTTTGTCAACTTGTGATCTTAGGTCAAGTAAAACTTTTTGTTGTTCTAGTATCTGTTGCATGTTAGTAGTTAGCTGTGCGAGTCTAGTATTTAGTCCACGTACATCATTATCTACTACTGCTTGTTCTACTGCTTGTATTCTACTTGTTGCTGTAGCTTCTAGTTGAGTTATCTGTTGGGTTAATCGTTGCATCTTAGCAACTATGTCATCGTTTAGGGTTGCTTCGGCTTCTTGTAGTTCTTTTCGTATTGCTTGACTTGCTGTCGTTAGCTGGTTTGCCGCAAATGTTTTATTCGCTGTTCTATCTCTTGCTGTGTCGTTACTTAACTGAGTCAAGCTTTTTTGTAGTTCTGAAATCTGCTTTGCGTTGGTTCCAGCTTTTCCTAGTGCTTCATCTACGCCACCCTCTACACCGTAGAATCTATTTAGTGTGTCATATCCAAAGTATACCCCACCTGATACAGCAGATAGTACTGGAAGTGCTACAGCTACCATCCAACCTTTAATGTTGTAGCCACCTATGCTAAAGCCTACGTCCATCCTCTTTACGTTCCTTCTTTTCTAAGTAACGCCTCTTCTTCATTCTTTGTATTGGTCTTTTCTTTTTAGGTAGCTTCTTTTTCTTGACTATGGCATTGTTCCGTATTGTTCTACGTACTCACCAGCAGCAAATATCTCTGAAGCAGACTTCATATCATCTTCTAAGTAACCCTGCCAACCAGAGCCAAACCCATCATCGTCCCAGTTAATTACAAACTCATCAACGTTTTGTGTGTACGTAATCGCTGTGTAGTTACCAATTACAAAGTTATTTACTGTAGCGTAGCTGTCTATACTAGCTGTTAGATCTGCGTTGTTAGCTGCAGCCATGAAAGCACCAGCTTGTTGAGCGTAGTTCTCTACTTGTGCTACAGCTTGGTTGTACGCATCTACTTCTGCTTGATCTATGCTATACTCATCTGTACCCATCATACCTTGCAACGCAGTCTGCTCTGGTGATGTATCTGCTGTTGCAGCAATAGTCATTATGCCAGTAGCTGTTAGTATCTCTGCTGAAGCATCTACGAGTAAGTCTATAGCTGCATCCAAGTCATTCATTGCACCTTGGTATTCTTGTGTGAACAACTGCTGTGCTGTAGTAGCTGTCTCGTAGTCGTGTCCTATTACAAGAGCGTGTGCAGCTAAGTAATCGTCTAACTCCTGCTGAGTAATTAGTCCGTCATCAAATGCGTCATCTACAACAACACCACCCAACGCAGCATATCCTACAGCACCTACTGTATTGTATCCGTTGTCTGTCACCCTGTTCTTGATAGCACCCAGTGAAGCAATTAGTGCGTCAATCTTTTCCTGGCCTGTCAGTGTTAAATCAATGGTTAAGACTGTTGACTGTGGTGGTGGGTTTACCACTGGACTTGTTGCGTTTGCTGCTCCTGAACTGATCACTAAGACTGAGCTTAGTAGTAGTATCTTCAACGAACTCTTCATTGTATTCCTCCCCTACCCTTAATAAGGTATCCCAAAACTCTTTGTCCAACTCATACCCAACAACAAATAAATCAGGGTTCTCTCTGTATTTCATTATAGCGTTTCTGCCCATCAACAACTTACCAGTACGTGCATCATTTATCGGACACGGAGTATTTGCTAACATCATACTCCTAAACACTGTAGGGTCTTGGCACATAACCGATATAGCCGAAACCTGTAATCCTAGCCCACCAAC